TTCGTCGGAAAATCGCTTCTTCATGGGGATGTCCTCATGTGGCTTATGAAGACATTACTAACATCACGGTGTATTAATCAACGGGGAGCAGGTCAACATAGCAATAAAGATACATGGGAATTTTATCTTCTTTTAACAAATTGCTGATACTCTTAAGAACGACTTCCAGCTCTTCTCCAGTTAGCGGTCCACTATTTGGATCTCTTCGTTTGACGGCTTCTCCTGTCAAATTAGTTTTAACTTTTATTTTTTCCAGCATTGTTAAAGCTGAGGTTTCAACTCCTACATAACCGAGCTTTTTCCACTTCGTTAGAAACTTCTTTATAGAGTTTAGTTTGTAGTTTTTCTCAGGGCCTAAATTAACATTAAATTGATAAACCGCATTTGCATCTATCGTCTTAAGGTCTATCATCCCTAACCATTGACTAAAAATCTGGTTTATGTTTTTTGTATAACCTGCACTGTATTCAGCCGAAAAGTAAGCCAAGGTAGTAAGGTAACCAATACGCATTGACTTTGGCATTTTGTCGGCAATCTTATGTGGGAAAATACAAGTCTCTTTATCTAATTGCCATTTGATATCAGAAAGCTTGAAGCTATATCCCTGCATCGTTGCAAAAATCAGATTCTCTTTTCTTAGATTACATGTTTCCATTATATTGACCCTCAGTTATCTTTTTCAAAGATTCATAGACTCTTCCAATAACTTCTTTTTCTTTTTCTGATATATGTTTGAAATTATAGTTTTCAGACATTTTAGAGTCTTTTGACCACCCCATGAGATAGCATCTCAATCCTGATTTTCGACTGATTTCCAAATTTGAACTATCAATTTCATTTGAATAGAAATAGTTCCATGAATGCCTCAATCTATGCCCCGATAAACTCTTTAATTCCGGGCTTGCTTTTTTAATAGTTGAAATTATTTTCTCATATGCTGAAACAGATAATGGTTCTCCTACCGTTTTACCTGCGCTGTGAGTTACAAACAGGAAGTCATGTTTTTTCTTTTTAGTGGTTTTACTTCTACAAGTTTGTATGTAATCGAAGATCTCCATCACTAACTCGTCTGACAATGGGATTATCCTTTCGCCGGTTTTGACTAATGGCTGATTTAGCCTCCGGTCTTCAATGCAGTCATGTCTTCTGAAGATACTCAGTGTGTTATTTATAAGATTTAGATCATTTACTTTAAGATTTAGTAACTCACCTGCTCTCAATCCGCAATTCAGTAACAAGGTAAAAATGAGCCTATTCCTCACTTGAACCTCCTTCTGAAAAGGGTTTTGACTCCCTCCGACTTCCAACAGCTTAAACAGAGTTTTTATTTGTTCTTCACTTATCGATTTGTCAGTTCTGTCATTGATGCTGAGTGAGCGATTTCGCGGGATGTGCGCCTTTATGCTTTCAATGAAACTTTCGACTTCATATCTGGCATGGATTCCCTTCATAGAATGGATCAATCCGCACAACCAATTTAGATAGCTTGAAAAAACGTGTATCCTGTAACTAAAAGTTCTGGTAGCAATCTGCTTTCCTTTTAGTAATCTTACATTCGTGATTTTTTGTTGATCGAATCGTTGCTTTGCATACCGTATCAGGTCATCGACTTCGGCTACACTTAGGAACCGCTTGGTTTCAATCCTATCAATGATGTTGATTTTCCTACTTTCCATAAAATTGCTAAGGATAAGTAGATTCGTTGCGACTATCTCCATCGTAGATGCAGTCGCACTTCTGTTCCTGACATTAGTTGTGAGATAAAGGTTCTGATAGTAAACTGGTAGCAGTGTTTCTTTGTTGAGAATTAAGCAACCGCGTTCTCCATTGCTCATAACAAATTTTTTTATTTTGAATGACATTATAATAACCCTCCGAAAACTTTACATTTAGTAATCACTACGGCTTATCATTATTTTATCGATTTAAACTTTGCAATTTTATTTTGTTATTTTTGGGTTTATTTATAATCCATTTAGATACTTAAAAAAATTTCTTTCACGTGAAAGAAACCAGTACGGCTAGTTTATTGTAGTCATACCCGATTCAAGAAGAAAAACTAATAAAGCCTTATTGCATAAGTAATACAGCGGCGCCAAAAAATAATTTGGAAAGTATCCTGTTAAATTTTACTATTTTTTAATATTAAAACTTTACATTTTTAAAATGATGACATTTAAATAGTGATTTGTATTGTTGTTCGTCCATTGTAAATATTTTCTACTTCGTTCCAGTATTCCTCTTGAATAACTTTAGCTTTACTGCGGAGTTCATCTCCCATATGAATTATCAATGCTTCTCTTTCCAACATGTCACACAGCAAAATTCTTGTTATATCTTCAGTGCTTAGCTTAAGAAGTTCAATATCATCTGTCATAAATGAATCTTCATCTGGCAGAAGATCCGGCATTGTGTCCACATAATGGTTGAGCATACTTCTTTTAATACTTAAGCCACATAGCAACACATAGTCTTCGCCCTTTTCAGTCTTTTTTACAGCGATATTAATTTCATTCTGAGTGATTTCCTTTGATAATCCTCTCAGTAGCTCATTACATTTGACCACTGACAGTATGCTTTCATAAATATAATTTCGACTCTCTTCATCTAACTCTGATGAAAAATGGAATGGGTGTAGTTGGCTATATTCGAGGTAATAGCTTAAACAAACCACAGATTTCTTACTCAATGTATTCATAGGTAATAATCTAATAGCTTCAGCATCGAAAATCTTATCAAAGGTTTCTTGACCCACAAGCCTTGAAAGGTTTCCAATATTCAGGAATTCTTTGATTTCCACATTGTCCTCGCTTTGTCGTTGTTGTTGATCTGAATACTTACTATCCAGATTTTCTCGAATTGTTGATGGTGTCAGAAACCCACTGATCGATCTCCGCCTCAATAAAAGCCACAGCTCTTGAACCTAATTTGATAGGTTTGGGGAATCTATTTTCAGAAATCAATCGGTAAATCCATGCTTTCTTGTAACCTGTTTTATGTAGCACTTCAGGTAAGCGGATGAGTCGAGTGGTTTGTGTAGTAGATGTGTTCATGATTGTATCTCCTCGTCTGTTCGATGAGTTGATACTAATACCCAGCAGATAGGCTATTGAAGGGAGTTTTGGTATATAGAATTCTATGCGTTAATCGCTTGGAAAAAAGGGAGAGGAAAAAAATTAATTTCATCTCCCACTTGCAAATTTAAGTTAAACATGAAATCCCTTACAATAAACTTCTGAGTCCACTAAGAGGAATTCCCTCCATATGATTGTTTTTATTTATAAAATTCTCAATGCTTTTGCATGTCTCTCCAGACAATGCTTTCTCAGCTAAAGGACGATCAGTTTCCTTAAGTTGTTCTTCTCCTCGAATCTCATCTGTTAATCTTGGGTAAAGAATCCTTGATAGAACGGTATTCGTTAAGGCTATTTTTTTAAACTTGGCCCACAGAAGTAAGTCCATCATGGGTAGTATTCGATAATCTATAAGCTTGATGATTTTAGCCAATCCAAATTTTTCAATTTTGCTTTCCTTGACCTGATAATCGTCCCTCCAAACAGGAAGCATAACTTTTAGTGCATTTATAATTTCTTCATCAGAGGAATTTTTAATGTCGAATGATATGAACAGCCTATTATCACTATCCTTTCTTATTACATCTTTCATAATAGAAGTTATTGGCTGATACTTGATTTCTTTTTTAAGCTCTCCCGTTCCTTTTACAAAAGAATCAGGAGCAAAACACTCAAGTGTTCTCTTTAAACTTTCAATATGTCTAAAACTTACCTGATGAATATGGCTGTTATTATAGTTAGATAATTCACCCACATTCATTGTTTGACTGATTAAGGGTTTTCCATCTAAGATCATTTCGAATGTAGTATCATCTCCTTCAAAGAAATCCATTCCTTCAAATATATTTCTCCTGACTTGAAATTCTTTATAAAACTCCCTCAAAGATAATTTTTCTACATCCTGATAATTTTCAATGTTGAACCATGACTGAAGCTCTATGTTGATCTCGTTCACCTTCATTGCGTCACCTTTCCGAGCTTAGATTCATTTTTTAATTTATTTAGATAGTCGGCATACCATTGCATCATTTCACGACGCCTATCCAGATATTGAGCATGGTTATAGGTGCCACGAATAGTATTTCTATCGGCATGAGCAAGCTGTGTCTCAATCCATGCACTATCAAAACCTTGCTCATGCAAAATCGTGCTTAGAGTATGTCGAAAGCCATGTCCTGTAGCCCTTCCTGCATAGCCGATTTTTTTGATTACCTGATTGATACTGGCTTCACTCATGCTTTTTCGGGAGTCATTTCTGCCGGGAAAAACAAATTTGAATCCGCCAGTAATCACTCTTAACTCATCAAGAAGCCTGAGAGCTTGATCAGATAATGGCACCATGTGTGGTCTTTTCATTTTCATGCGGGCAACTGGGATTTGCCAAAGATGTTTTTCAAAATCTATCTCAGTCCATTCTGCTGAGCGAAGCTCAATCGTCCTCAGTCCAGTTAGCATGAGAAGCTGAGTAGCTATTTGAGTAATTTTGCTACCAGAATATTGCTCCAGTTGTCTTTGAAACTCCCCCAGTTCTGCCACTGACAAATGTGGAAAATGTTTTTGCTTGGGTGCTTTGAGCACACCGACTAAATCTGATACGGGATTATGCTCAGCCCTGCCAGAAATCACTGCATAGGTAAAAATCTGGCGACATGCCTGACGGGTTTTTTTTAGCTTATCCAGAACTCCCCGTTTCTCCATCTTGCGAAAAACATCGAGCATCTCTTTTGCATTAATGTCTGCAATAGGTCTTTTGCCAATGTGAGGAAAAATATCCTTCTTCAGGTATTCCAGGATGTCTGTAGCATAACCTTTTGACCATGATGGTTTCTTGTGCTCATGCCATTCAAGAGCGATAAGCTCAAAGCTGTTATTAACAGCCAAAATTTTTGCAGCCTTGATATCCTGCTTCTGCTGACTCGGGTCTCCGCCTTCCAGGAGAAGCTTCTTAGCTTCTGAGCGCTTCTGTCTGGCTTCTGCGAGGCTCAGTAACGGATATGTCCCAAACACTACCCGCTTCTCTTTACCAGCTATACGGTATTTGAGTCGCCAGCTTTTGGCTCCGTTTGGAAATATTTCAAGATACATACCACCGCCATCGGAAAGTTTGTATGACTTTTCCTTGGGCTTCGCAGAGTCGATTTGTCGGGCTGTTAGCTTCATTTGGGGGCATCATTTCCATTGAACCTGTCGATGCCCCCTATCGTGCCCCCATATTGGATAAGAACGCAATAGGTGACCTTGGACCGAAATGGACCAGTTAAAAGATTTATGTTCTGATTTTTAAGGGAAAAGTAGACTTTAAGGGATGTAAACAGAAGAGAAAGTGGCGCGCCCTACAGGATTCGAACCTGTGACCTACGGCTTAGAAGATAGTAGAGCGTAATTTAACACACTGATTAACCGCACAAAATCCATGCTCGCAACAGGCTTTGTGTCGTTGAATGTCATCGAGTGCACTTAACGGTAATTCGTGTTTTTCTTGTGACGCCACATTTACGACACAGCAGCGCCACAGGAAAGATTCGAACCTGTGATTCAAACCGGCATCCAGTCAGCCTCATAAACAGACAGGATTTCGTGCGTCACCACACCGAGCATCACCACACCCTCCAGTGATTCCCCGTCAATCGTCTCACCTTCTTCTGTCACAATTCCCGTTCTGAAGTACTTCCCAACCATCGGGTAGCCGTCAACCTGCCATGCAACCTTGTTGCCCGGCACCGGAGTGATGGAACTGTCAACCAGCGCAAAGCCTAGCGGGGTATCAATACGCATAGTTAGGTTCGGATGAGGTATCTCACCAGTCAGGTCATAGCTAACTTCATCACAATCAAGAATCTTGCATGGCAAAGTCATAATCACCTCTCTGATAGATGTTGAGTATCACTTAACAACCGGAAGGTCTGAGAACTTGGTTGTGTATGCAGGTGAAAGCATTTCTCGCTTCATATCCCATGACTTTTCAATCCCCTGTCCCGCGAAAAATAAACTGGCCTTGCCGCTCTGATTTAGTCCATCAACTACACGCATTAGCGCCTCGCTGTTATGCTGTGGCCGGTATTCATCAAAAAGGTTAAGCTGAGACACTCCCTGACTGAAAAAGTCACCCAGTATGACTCCTGCCTTCATGTAGCGATGACCGTCCTGCCAAATCTGATCCAGCGAATCCATAGCAACCCGGATAATGTCACGGGTATCGTTAGAGGGTGTCAGCAACTTTCCTGCGGCCTGATTGCCGTAAAATACCTCGCCCTCAGCGTGCGGACTGGTGCGGACAAAGACGGCTATCTGTTTACAGTACTGCCTCTCCTTCCTTAGCTTTTCTGCTGCGCGTTCTGCAAAGGAGCAGACAGCCTGACGCATATCCATATATTCAGTGATGCGTGAGCCGAACGATCGCGAACACACTATCTGTTGTTTGGTCGGTGCAAATTCTTCCAGCTCTAAACAGGGCTCGCCACGAAGCTCCCTGACGGTGCGCTCAAGCACGACGTTGAAGTGTTTTCGGATGATGTACGTGCTCTGCTCAGCGAGGTCTTTAGCAGTAGTGATACCCATGGCATTTAGCTTTTTACTGATTCGCCGGCCAACGCCCCATACGTCCTCCACCGGCACCAGAGCGAGTAATTTTTTCTGGCGGTCAATATTCGAAAGATCGAGGACGCCGCCTGTCTTGGTCCATTTTTTGGCAGCATGGTTTGCCAGCTTTGCCAGCGTTTTGGTTTGCGCAATGCCAACGCCAACTGTCAGGTGAGTGTCCTGTTTGACTCTGGCGCGCACCTTTCGCCCTAAATCTTCAAGTGATGTCAGGCGCTGCATGCCATCCAGGCACATGAACGCCTCATCAATTGAATAAATCTCCACAGCCGGGCACATATCCTCCAGCGTAGTCATAACGCGGTTACTCATGTCGGCGTAGAGCGCGTAATTGGAACTGAAAACCTGAACTCTGTATCTTCTGAATTCGTTTTTAAGCTTGAAGTAAGGCGCGCCCATGGGTATCTGCAATTTTTTGGCTTCCGCCGAACGGGCAATCACACAACCGTCATTATTGCTCAGAACCACTACTGGCTTACCGCGTAAATCAGGTCTGAAAACCGTTTCGCAACTGGCGTAAAAGGAATTTACGTCAACCAGAGCGAACATTAGAAGCCACCATTCGGGTTGAACACCTGAAATATGCGGTCCTCACCCTCAGACGTTGATATATCTCGAAAAGTGGTTGTGTGCGTCTCAATCCACTTATTGGCTGCACGAAGTGTGTAATGCCAGTTCAGACGATCAAGCTCACGAACGAAGTCAAGTGTGCTGAGTGTGTAGCGGCCTTCGACGTCACGCTTAATAGCCTGACGAAAGGCAATCATGATTTCATAGTCACGGGGCATTGTTGTACCCTCCGATTTTTACTGTATATATTTACAGTAATATCAGCATATGAATTTGATCAAGCCACTGCGGTTGATATATTTGTAAAGATGTTGGTGGGAAAGGGTTTTTATTTTTAGGAGTACCGATTAAAAGACTAAACTTTAATCACTCACCCCGTAAACCTGCTCAGAGAGGAACGGAAAATTTATTGCCCGGTCGCCGGGTTTTTTTTCAGGCATCTAGACCGTCAATCGCTTTAATCCTTTTTTGCAGCTCAGATATAATTAAATCCTGCTTACTTATTTTGCAATTAAGGTCTTTGACGGCCTCTATCAGCAGCGCAACAGGTCCAGAGTAGTCCACGCTGAGATAAGTATCTTCATCAAACTCACCAGTCGGCAGTCCTATCTCATCCCTTACTGGAGTTCTGACAACATTCTTTTTGACGACTTCCGGCAGAACCTCTTGTAACTCCTGCGCTATTACCCCCGCTGATTCTATTTTCCCGTCAATATAATCAAATGTGTAACCATTTAGCTTTTCTACTTTATCTAAAGCATCCTCTATTTTAACGATATTTTCTTTCTTGTTTCTGTCCGACGTCTGGACTACGGATGTGCAAGTAACCGTGCCGGGCACATCAAGGCCACCGTTTGTCTTAAATGCAAAATAACGAGCCGTGCCAGAAAGGTTGGTTGATATCGTTAGCTGCCCTGACTGCTCTTGGTTTATTTGAGCATACGGAACGTTATTACCCTGGCCAGCAAGGAAGCGCAGCAGGAAAGGCCAGCCACCAGATGGAGTGTTCGACCTGAAGTTTACTACGGTCCCTTCTATGTTTACGTTTCCGACAACAGTGCCGCCTGATTTACCATCTAATGTTGAAAGGCGAGCATCATTCCCCTGCGCAACGGTTCCAGCATCGGTGCCGTAGGCCACACCTAAATTGGTTCTGGACTTTGCGGCATCTGCAACGTCAGACAGGTTGCCAGACTTTGCCAGTTTTCCGTTTGTCGCTGTTGCGTTATTGTCGATCTGCGTGTTCATCTCTTTCCAGCTTCTGCCGGAATAGCTGACATCTGAACCATATGGAGTGATGGTTACGTTTCCGGTCTGGGTCAGCAACGTCATCCAGTTAGCGATGCTTTGCAGTATACGGTCCATTGCTGCAGCTACTTTTTTAGACAGAGAGCTGTTGCTCATCTGGAAGCTGGTGACAATGATAAATGGCGAGCCTGCCGGCACGGTAACATCCGAAGGAACCGCCAGAGTTAATGTTGTTGCACTGTTAACTCCAGCAACCTCCATAAATGCTCCGCCTGCCATCAGCATATCTCCGGGGTTAACCCCTGCGGCAGAATCAGTGAAGTTTGTACCATTGCCTGTTACTGTTGTAGAGCCTTTGGTTAATTGCACCGTTCCGGTTCTGTACCATGCCATATTTATTTTCTCTAAAAGTAATAAGATGCATCAATGCAGGGCAATTGACATGCAATTTGCATTGCTCTTGGGTAGGTATAAAGGGGAATGTCTGAGCCGGTAGTTTTCGCTCGCGAAGTCGTTACACTATTTCCGTTCATCATCATTCCAGACAGCAGCATTTTTCTGTAGCTGTACGTTGTACCTGATCGCGTGTAATCACCGCGCTGAGTGCCTAATACACAGAGTGGTATCATGGGAAGAGAAACGTTTCCGGTCGGGCTTATCCATGCCTGTCTGTCACCAGTTGAATCAGACGTATCATAATACCCCCCAAAGTCATAATAGGCATCTGACCACATCACAGGCGGATATTTGCTTGAGTAGGTAACCTGACCGCTCGCGTTTCTTATTACGAGTCCGTATCCCGATACAGGAAGCGATGGTGAAAAACCACTGCTCACTATTACTATCTGAACGCCGGTAACTGAACCGCCCTGCTCTGAGCCGTTAACCGAACTAAAAGCAGTATATGTCCTTATAGAGTTAGAATCTTTATCAAGGAATAAAGGCGTTGACGTATTACCCCAGCGGGCGAAAACAATATAATTACCTCCCAGATTTAAAACGCTACTCGGTATATCCCACTGACCATTGATATCGACAACACCTCTGAAGGTAACAAATCCTGACAGCGATGCATCGGAAATCTCCATAAAGTTTGCGCCATTGGTAATTCTTAGCCCGTAACTCGAAGATGGGTTTTCAGCATACTGAATGGAGTAAACATCGATGTTACCTATGTCGAATGCACTGGACTGATTTGCTTTAATGGTATCTATACTTACGTTTAAGCTCCCATTAAAGCTCATCGAAGAGATGTAGTGAACCGGTGGACCTGACTGGTCTCCCACCCCAACCCTGACAACATTTCTTGGCAGGATTAACACCTTGCTGTTAGCAGGCTGAGATTTGAAACCACCATATGAGGCCGTTTGCGTTTTCACGGACGCGGTACCAAGATAGGAGGCGTATCGGGTTGATCCATCCAGAATTAACTGTTTGCCGCCATCGTCAGGCGTTATTCTTAATCCGTATGTCGCCATTAGAAAAGTTTCCCCAGCTTTGTCCTCTCTACTCCGTTGGTGTCATAGCAGGATATTCCTGTTGAATTAATAACGACGCCGCCAGAATTCCCATTGTCTCCGTACATTTCAAAGCTTCCATCATTCCTCATGATAGTTCCGCTCTTTCCTGCTACGTAGTTTGCAGAATAAAAGCTACCAATCTTGGCGAGCGTAATAGATGCATAATCAAAGATGCCTTCAGATATAAATACCTGTCCGTTTTTAACGGCAAAGGCAAGTGTCTCAGTATTATTGCTTGGGTTGTAAACAGCAAAAACATCCGACCTCACAGCAAATATGCTCTGGACAGCGCCTCCGTTACCTTCCAGTCCCAACTGAATACCTGCCACTATTCTGTTGCCGCTGGCCTGGTTTAGCTGAACCTTAACACCCCATTGCGCTGATAATTTACCATTGATGTCAGCTACTGCTGTGGATGTCTGCTGAACAGTCGCGCTGATATTGTTGTACGACGCATTCAGTTGCGAAAATTGCTGAGCGTAGGCCTGATCATTTTTTGTTATAAGAGTTGTTATCTCTGTATAACTGGCAGTGATTTTCATACCCATGTAATCAAGAGATTTATACTTTTGCTGTACATCTCCGTCGTTAGTAAGGGCGTTCTCGATAATGGCCTGATAATTATCTTCTGCTGACTGATTGAGGTTTTGTATGGCCTCACTTTTTCTCAATTCCGCATCGATATAATCGATCAATCCGGCAGAGGAAAATGTGTAGACGAAACTGACATGAATAAATGCCGAGCTGCCAAATGCATTAATCGTTCTGACATAGTAGTGGTAGGTGTGATCGACCTGAAGATTGTTATCAGTAGTGTACTGGTTACCCATGTACAGCCTTGTGGCATTGCCCTCCACAGTATCGATATTGCTGTTTGGTAGCTGTGTCTCTCCTGATGTCCAGAAATCGAACTGAGTGGACACATTCTGGATTTGAGGGATCCGGGGTGTCAGCGTTGCCTGGAAATATCCCATAGCCACATCTACCGCGCTGGGTGCATCTGGCGCAGCAATATTAAAATCAAGCAAAGCCTCTGGTGATGTCGCACCGCTGTAACCCACAGCAACAACATGGGCCGTATAGAGGCCTCTGACAAGTCCGGTAAGGCGCGTAAAGGAGCCGGGAACCTGAACTGAAAGAACAAGCTGTCCGTCTTTTTTGATTAAAACCTGGTTATAAGCGAACTGCCCTACGTTCTGCCAAGACAGTATCCCCTGAACAACCTGGCCGATCTCTTCCACTGTGTATTTGAGGTTCTGTGGCTGAGCAACACCATCAGTAGGAAGTTGTGTGAAAGGTGGACGCTCGATAGGCTTACCAATCGCATCACCCCATACCTCAGATGTTTCCTGCTTGAGCGTTAGCTGGACGCCATTCTGGACGCCGAATTTCCAGTCTGTAACGCGCATCTCGACATTAATGATTCCCAGCGAAGGGAAGTTAACTTTGACATACATTCCCGGCCGATAGCGGTATCCGCTCAGGTTCAGCGTGACATTCAGCGTCCGTGATATCCTTGTGCGCTTGAGCTTAATATCTGCAAGCCTCTGCGCCTGAAACTCTGATGTGACAAAGCGCAATTTGAGGTCCTGAGATATTTCCACCCCGTCTTCATCCACCCAGTCTGATACTGATACGGCCGGAAAATCTACCTCTGCAAAGCGTTGCTGTGGGTCATTAAACGTCCCTTTGACAGTGTTAACACGCTCAGCCTGTGACACCTCAGGCATGATCTCGATATCACCAGCCAGTTGACTCTCGCTGATGACCTCTGATGCTGGCCCGTAATAAGCACCCACAAGAATGCCGTGCTTTCCGGCGATGTAAGTGGCCTCGCCTGAACACGCAGACAGCATAGATTCGAGGATACTGGCTTTATTTTCGCTCATGTCGAATTCGCCATTGATGGTGTATCGTCTTTCTGTCTGTCCGTCTGCGCCGCTGACAATCTCATCAGATATATTTGCAGCTTCTTTAAACTGGTCCCAGTTGATATCCGCGTCAGGAACCTTCAGGTAACTCCGGTAATAGTCGAGGATGCAAAGTGCGGCATTGTTGCTGTAGTTAGTTGCACCGTTTCGCGGGTCATACACCTTGCGACCGAGTTTCTCTACCGTGATGTTGGGAATGCCAGAAGGAAACTTTTCAGAGTCAAACTTGAGCGTAACCCTGAGCCAGCTTATCCCTCTGCCAATCATGTCTGATTTCCATGACGGCGCGTTCTCAAGCATATACGGATCAGCAGTCTGGCGGTCAATGTGGACTTCATAAGAAACCTTATCGCCATATGTGGAAATGTCATCATCTCCAAGGTAGACAGCGCCAATGCTCGTTATGGGATGACCGGCCAGCGTTATAGCGAGGTGAAGAAGCTCTCCGTCTGTCTGATCACCCTCCTGCTCTTCGGAAAAGAAAAGCGTACCTGCAGAAAGTGACCTTCCATAAACCACGGTCTTTGCGCTGGCGGCCGCACGCAGAACCTGCTTGCGCTCCTGAGCATCCCTGTAACCATCGAGGCTTGGTTTCTTAGCAAGCGCCTGAGAGGCAACCTGCGCAGCAACGGTAATGACCAGGGCGATAGCATAGGCCTCATTTGCCACGGCGATACCACCGGCAACAGCAGCCACAACTGGAATAGCAGCAGGCATTATCTCACCCTCCATGCACTTAACAGATTGCCACGCAGACCAACCAGCCCAGACTCTCCCGGCACCCAGACAGACCCGCCGTAAAACACCCCGGCACAACGCCTGCCGGCATTCTCTACAACTGCAACGTCTCCGCGCTGTATCATCGTCGGACTTACCTCATCAAGAAACCGGCCAAGCACACGCTCAAGGGATCCGCCGCCGCGCAACAGTGCTTTCTTTGCTCCGGTCTCGCTGTCATATTTACCGCGAAACTCATTTGCAAAGTCCTCGCCACACATCGCCTCTACACAGTCCGCAGCAAACAGGCAGCAGTCATTTTTACCCCATGAAAAAGGCCGCTTTTCAGCGGCCTTGATTACGGTGACGAGTCTTTTCTGCCAGTCTGGATGTTTCATAAAACCTCATGAATAGGTAAAGCCCGGGGCATCCTTTTTGCTGCCCCAGAAAATCGAGCGGTCTGCCATTTGCGCCACGTAACGAAAGATACGGTCATCCGACTGAGCCGCCCTGTGTGATTCATCCGTATAGCGGTCCGGGAAAGGTCGCTGCCAGTCATCGAAAATATTGCTCACGGTATACTGCAGCGCATTCGTCTCGCCTGCTGTGGCACCTGTACTGGATACCCGCCCCTGGAATATGAGGTCTGCAACCTGTGGCTTACCGTTATCGTCGATAGCGACAAGGAAGATTTCGGCAGTTCGCCCTACACACCTTTCATTCAGCGTTTTGGCAAAGAGCGACATATCCAGACCGGAGAGCGTCATTTTCAACTGCGTGGGGCTCGTCGTGTTAGTCTCGCTCACATCATCGACAGATCCCATGCGTCCCATACCGTAATAGACAAATCCGTTTATCACGATGGTCCCTGTGCCGGAATGCACATAGGCGGTTCCTGACTCAAACTGGATGTTTGCGGCCACGACCACCGTCACGCGATCTCTTGAAAGCCAGTCAACCATTGAGTCAGAAAAGGGTGAATACATCATCAGAATGCCTCCTCAAACTCGATAGTCGTCGAAGATATCAGGCCGGGTGCGCGACGGATTTGTCCCTGAGAGTTATCCTTTAGCTTGAATATACCCCAGGGATTTTGCACTTCCAGCGGAGCGTTAGCGGCAGGTGATGAACGTAGCATAGGCGCAAACTGAATAACCGCGACGCCAGATGCGTTGCTGGTCACATCAGCGGTGACTTTCTTCAGTTCGGAGTTAACCGTAAAGTAGTCACCAGCTCTCAGAACCAGCGTGTTTGCTGACCATCCCTTTGTTGCCAGTGCTACTCCGGTCTGATCAGCATCAGAAACAACCGGATTTCCGGCCGGGGCCTTACCGTCACGACCCCAGTCTCGAATCCTCACCCGCCCGTACTCACCATCCAGTGCAGCAATTACAGCCTCAATCTTTCTGGCCTGGTCCTCTTCAAGCACAGAATACTCAACGGTACAGGCCCAGCGGGAGCCGGGAAAGCGTACCGTCTGAGATGCACCATTGAAGGGGGAGCGGAATGTTTTGGTGTTTGATTCGAGGTGCCAGCTAAGTGAGGAAGGATTTGGACCGGGCCATTCCAGTACATCTGCCATTGTTTACTCCTGTGTTATACACCCAGCAGGCGGCGACCCTGCCCCCGGTTCTGGAAGTCCTGCAACATATCCTGCCTTGCCTGTTTTGCCCCGTCCGTGGCACCTTTGCGGGCAGCCTCTTCCATAGCGCGCTCCAGTGCCGCATCTCCACTGCCGCTGACCTGAATCGTCTGGTGGATGATGACATCACCTGACCTTGCGCTACCTGACTGACCACCATCCACCATCCTGACACCGAGTGAACCATCCGGGCCTCGCTTCAGTGGCATTATTGCCTCTGGTCCAGCCTCGCCAAACACGCCCGCACCCTTCGCAAATGCAAAGAATTTCGGCGAATCGTATACGCCGCCACTGTAGGCGCTGAGTGATGGTGAGTCGTAAACACCACCTTTGGCATTAGGACGGAAAGAAGGCACGGCAAATGACTGACCGGCTGACGCCCCTTTGCTGAACAGGCCACCAAATCCACCGGCAAAGCTGTCACCAATCCCTACCAGCGACTGACGGATAGCTATACGGGCTATATCAGCAAGAACAGAGTTGGCGAAGTCAGAGAATGAAGCCTTACCGGTTGTCACAAACTTGACCAGCGCATCTTCCATTCCGCTGATGGCGTTGCTGAACAGTTGCTGAGACATTGCAGATACGTTCGCAGCGCTGTCCTGATATTCCTGCCATGCACGCTTAGCGCCGGCAGTAAAGTTGCCACGCAGGTCATTCATGCGCTGCATATGAGCATCGTAGTTGCTTAACTCAGTTTGCAGGGCTTGCTGCTGTAGCTGGATTTCCTGGTCGATTTCCTCACGGGCAATATCACTCGTCGCCTGAGCCCTGCTCTGGCGAAGCTGTGTGATTTTGTCGTTGTAGGATTGCTCAAGAGAAAGGCGCTGCGTGTACTGCTGCTGTTCGTTCTGGCTCAGACCGCCGCCGGCGAATAGCTCGTCCGTAGCGTACTGATTCTGCCGGTTGGTGATTGTGCGCGTGATATCGGCACGAGCTTTATCAAGTGCAAGCAGCTTCTCGCGCGTTTCAATCTGGCGCTCAAGCACCGCATTCTGCTGCAGCTGAGAGGTGATGAGGTCTGCACTGGTAAGCAGTGATTTCTGGTCAGCGGTAAGCGTCTGCTTGCTCTTGATATCTGCAAGTTGCTGCTCCCACTTAATCAGCGCCTGTTGTTGAGCACCAATCTTCTCGCCGGTATCAGCCTGGCTCATTAGCACCTGCTGCTGCTGGCGCAACTGGTCAAGCATTCGAGAGCCGGAGTCTTCTGTATAGGATTTCCCTTTGGGCTGTTGCGGGTCCTTATACATATCGTTGATGCGTGAGACTCGGCGAGAGTATTCCTCTGCTGTTATTGCACCAGCTTTGAGGAAGCTATTCTCTTTATCAATTGCCTTGGCTCGCCGCTCCGAGTTACTCATTAACTGCTGCCCAGAGCGATCAGCTTCTTGCTGCGTCTTAAGCAGCTTCTGCTCAGCTAAATCATGGCTTGAAATGATGCCGGTCAATGTGCTTTCAGTAGAAACCTGCGCCTGAAGCTCGTCACGCTGGCGGATCATATCTTGCAGGTTTGTTCCATTGCTGTTTGCAACTAACCTGTTCCATATGCCGCCCTCGGCCTGCCTTTTTTGTGCGTCAGCTATATTTTCGTTCAGCGTGGCAAGCTTATCCTGAATAGTTTGCTCTCGACCTACACCGAGCATTGCGTCCCAGGCTTTGCTTGCAGAACCGGTAAGGGAGTTCCACGCTGTTTCCAGGCTACCCAAGCTCGCCTTGATGTCATCAGACCTCTTTTGCATGGCTGATGAGTAGGCTTCACTGGCGACCCGCGCAGCATCTTGCTGGTTGCCTTCTTCTTGTAAGGCCTTAACCTGATTGTAGGTGGACAGCGTCAGAAAATGATACTTATCGTTCAGGCTGGAAATTGCAGCAACTGGATCTGCTGCTATTTTATTGAAGTCGCCAACTAATTCGTCTGTGGCAATGCCGGTAGCTTTGCTGGTCTGAACAATAGCTGCAGTCACTCGTTCAAGCTCTCCGCTAGCTACCTTGCCAGCGGATATTAGCTGATTAAGGACGCTTGCGGCAGCGCCTGTTGTGGCGCCTGTGACGGCAGATACTCTGGAGGCCATGCTTCCGAGTTGGCCGGATGTTTGTCCCACCAAGTTACCAGTGAGAATAAGAGATTTATTGAATTCATCCTGCTCCTCACTCCCTTGATGGTAAGCCAATCCAAGTAAGCCAACCGCACCTGCCGCAAGCGTGAAGGGGTTAATAAGTCTGGCTACATAAGTTCCTACAGCTTTTGTTGCCGGGCCAATTCCGCCAAACATGTCTTTGAGCTGTCCGCCCTGCTGGAGTAAGACCATAAAAGGACTTTGACCGCCTGCCAGGCTAACAGCTATATCGGTCATTTGGGCCGGAATCATGCGCATTTGATAGGCTGCTTGCTTGGATGAAATCCCAGCCTTGCCCGCAGTGTCGGCAAACCCAGTTAACCGACCTCGCGCATCCTCAATTTTTTTTGAGTATTCGCTAAATGTGTCAGTGTCGATAAATCCTTTAGCCTGAAACTTAGCCAGCTGTCGCTGCTGATCGTCTAAACGGTTCAATGCGGCGTTTACCGGGTCAATCCTGTCGAGGAGGTCGGAAAGTGATTTGGCTTCCTGCTCAGTTGCCTTAGCTGTCTTTCCAGCTGTGTCAGCCGCTTTTTGCCCGGCCTGCGTCATCTTTGTCAGTGCGCCAGCTAGGCCTTCTGCATTGCGTTGTGCACCTGTACTGTCGATGACTATTGCAAGTCGTGATTGTTGTTCGGCCATGTTTTCTCCGGGCATAAAAAAACCCCGCCGGAGCGAGGTTTATAGGTTTGCATTGCTTTTATAGTTGGGATGAATAGTAATTGCGAAACTCTTGCCGAACCGCACTGGGAAGTTGGTTCACCAACTCATCTACACTCCCTTCGTACTTTTCTTTGAGATTGCTTGGGTGCATATTGGGGCTTGCTTTTTTCATGCGAGAAATCATTTCATCAACTGAGGACCTGTTAAGCGAAAAGTCATCATTTCCACGGATGAAAAAGGCATCAAAGGACATATCTGTAGGCTTAAAGCTTGCCGACTGCTGGTCGTTGAGCGCAGATTTAACATCGCTCCCGCAGTGCTTGCACTTTACAGCTTCCGGTTTGATTGCCTCTGCACAATAAGGGCACTTAACCAGCCCCTCATTGAGCTGAGATTGCTCAATGGCTTTGTAGTCTTTACCAATGCACAAAGAATGAATGAGGGCGACAATGAAAAGAAGCGCCCCGTAAAGCCACCATTCAAAGAAATTACGACCTTTTCCTTTTGCGATCGATGCAGGTATACATCCAAGAATCGCACAAATCACCAACAGTTCCATTTAATTACCCCATGAGGTTTCATAGGAGTAATCCTAAAGGGAAATTGATGCAATGGGAAGCAAGAAACCCGCCGTAGCGGGTTTTAAGGAGGCTTTAGGTTAGCGGAGTCGAACCGCAGGCAGCATTGACTACAAAGCACATCATGGCGGCAGTTGCAGCGTCAAAAAATGATAATACCCATACGTAAGTGTTTTTATTCATAAGCTTCTCCTTTTCCTCAGGACTAACAGTGGCTAGATAGTTTTTGATAACAAAAAAAACAAACATAACCATGAGGACGAGTAGCCAAAAAAGCTGCGCATTAAGATTACCAACTAACCCTAGCATCGCTAGCCTAAAGCGGAGTAAACCATACCTTACTAACGGGCGTTAAACAAGTTTAAACGCCATAAAACATAAGCACTGATCATCTATCAGGATTTCACCAATTTACCTTAGAGGATATGTTGAGCACTCAGCCCATCCATGCTTGGGGCATGAGCGCACACAGCATTTCATACCAATCGATTACCTCTGAGGAATATATGCATAAAATTCAAACAAATGCAGATGATGAAGGCAGGATTGTGGCTCTTCAAGTTGGTTTTGCCGCACTGGTTGATTTGTGGGGGAGAGACAATCCTGAAATGAAATCCAAGCTCATAGCTTATTTAGAGTCTACAGGGATGGATCCCGAAAACAAAAAGTCCTCTTCCTCATTCCATGAGCTGATTGAAGTTATTCGAGGACTGGAAGATATGCGCGGATAGTTCCATCGGGGTTATACAAAATAACCCCATCTTTACTTTCATCGTCCATATTTCTCTCCGGTTCAATGAGCCTTTTCCTGCTTTCTCTCCCACTCATCACGATCTGCGTCATCCAGTGCGAAAATAGCAGCATCGAACTCATTGCGATCTATAAGCAGCGGCTCGTGACTGAGGTAAGAGTTGATGTCTTCTAATGAAAGCGGTAAAGGTGCTGCAGCCATACCGGCATAACGCCTGCTGCGGCTGATTACTGCGTAAGCGTTCAGTATCTCAGTGCAAACTCCGTCGATTTCTAGTTCAGGAATCGGTGGCAGACCCAGTCGCTCCCGGGTCCACCTGGCTTTTTCACCCTTTTCGCCGCCATAAGTGCTGAGCCAGCTCTGAGCCGCTAGGACTTTCCCACGGTTTCGTTCTTCTGCTCTTCCTTGCCTGCAGCGATGTCTGAAGCCGTTTCGAGGACAGCCCAGTAAAGCTCGGGATGCTGAAGCAGCAGCGCCTTACCCTTCTCTGCAGAATACTCAACTGCCGCCTCTTTGCCGCCTTCATCAGCTTCTCCCACGCCCTCCCAGTCAATCAGAAGATGCTTGGCGACCGAGTCAATCAGGAGATCATCGGAGATTTCAGTGACGTCAATCTCTGCTGGATTGAAGTCTGGCGTGCCGACCTTAAATCGGGCATCCAGCTTGTCGATGTGCCGGCGCACGATTGCGTTATGCGATCGGAATGCCGGATTGCTGATTGAGCCGACCTTCAGCTTCAGGCCTTCCATTGGTGTAATCCAGCGCTCTGAATTGACATCCAGCTTGGGTGTTTTGAGGATAAGCATGATTATCTCTGTGATAAGCCCGCCGCACCGGGCGGGCCAAAAGTGTTAAGAGGCGGTGACGGTAATCGCAGTGGTAGCCGTGTAGCTACGCACTTTAGCGGTGATGGTTGCTGAACCTTCCTTCACACGCGTAACCTGCGCCGTTTTCTGTCCGGTTGATGCAACGGTTGCCACTGAAGGGTCTGAGGATTCCCATGCAACGGTGTCCGTTGAGCCCGCAGGCGTCAGCGTAGCGGTGAGAGTCACATTAGAACCGACGGCGCCGGTAGAAGTGGCCGGAGCTACACTCAGCGATGTTGCTGCCACTACAGCCGAACGCGTAATGGTTGGTGGGGTATCGGCAGCAGTGATATTCAGCTGAACCTGCACGATGTCAGTGTTGCCACCGTCAGGCCAGTCTCCATCAACCTGTACGGCCGGGAAGTCAAACACGTACTTGCCTTCGTCATTCTCCAGCGTGAAGCCGAACTGCATGGTTTCGCCTGACAGCGTTTTCTTCCAGGCATTGTAAGCCTCTTTTGACCATGACAGCGTGATGCTGCCGGACGGCGTGAACGTGGTCGGGATGTTAGCACCGGCGAACGGGTTGCCACTACCGATACAGCGCTGCGTCTGCAGGTTGTTGTCGAACTGGATATTAAACGTGTCGACACAGAATCCATCTCCGCCGGTCACGCCATTCAGCGAGATAGCAGTAACCTGCTTGAAGGTATAGCGAAGGTCTCCGGCACCATCAACCGGACTGGAGAAGTAACTGGTGTCATCGGCTTTTGTGTCGAAGCCAAGGCCAGCAAAGGTAACAGTGGCTGTGATATCGCCGTCATTAGGAATCGACAACTGGAACGTACCCACCTGACAGCCGCGGGCAATGGACGCTACACCAATGTCTTCAGCATAGGATGCTACAGAGAATGCGATGCGGTCGTTGCCCATGTTGAGCACATTATTGTCCCATTCCGAACCGAAGCAGGACGCGAGGAAATCGTCATGCTGGCCCCAGCGGAACTTAGCGCCCACATCGCCGCCTACATCTACCGTACCGGTAGAGCGGCCTTGCGCCATGCGTGACCCGCCGATTTCGTCATTGTCGATCATGTTCTGCGACGGACCCACACCGAAGCTGCTGCGCTTCAGCAGATTCCATGTGCCTGTCGCAGGCGTGGTGCCGGGCGTGGTTTCGCGAATATACGCGGTAACGACCTTAGCGCCTGAGCTCATAATTAATTCTCCATGGTTATGCGCCTCATACGGCGCGATAAGGTATTTGAATGTTCATCTGCGCCCAGCCGTCCGCTTCACCAGCATCAACAGCGCTTACCGCGAAGTAGTCCAGCCTGCCATCCGTTTCGAACTCAAACAGCTCGCGCAGCTTGTCGGCCGTCTGCGTTATCAGCAGCGAACCAGAACCGGCAGGTACAAATATCTGAATGACAGCAATGCCTGTACGCTGAACAACGGGACCAGCGCCGATTTCGTTTGCTGCTGCCATGTCGGGAATATTGGTCAGCCGCGCCCAGATTGATTTACCTGAAGGGTCGTAAGTTGGTCCGTTCGGATAGCTGACATCTTCTGAGGCAATAGCCGTCTGCGCCGTCATCCGGGAGATGATGGCGTTCCTGATTTCAGTGAGCGTCATTTGTAGGCCTGAGTTACACCGTGGAATGAGACGCCATAGACCCCGGCTGGAGCCTGCTCTGAATGCCCGTTTTCAAGAGCTTCAGCGTATGGCAGGTTGTTCTGGATATAGATGACTGAGTAAGGCTTTCCGTTAGCGATAACAGCACTGCCGCGCTGTATTGCTGCGCTGCCCGTCTTGTCTGGCTCGGATGGTTGACTGTAATCAGCAGAACCAATACTTACGATGTTGCCATTACGGAAATAGCCATCCTTAACTGGCGAGCGGTAAACTATCTCCGTAAGCAATGCCATCGAAATAATGCGAAGCTTCTTTCCGACCTTTTCCTCTACCAGTCCTGCGAACAGTGAAGGGTCGTTATCCCATCCCTTTGCCATTACTTCCTCCTTAGTTGCATCCGGTAGGTTGCAGCGGCAGGGTCTGGTGATAGGGTTACGATGCGATAGGTTTGCTGCAGACCGGTAACCAGGTCGGGCGCGGTAATGGTGTGACTCTCGCCGGGCTTATCTGTGACCTCATTAGCCAGCGCAGTAAGGCGCAGGTCTCCATGCAGGATGTTCACGCCATCGATACGGCTCAGTTCATACCGTGAAAGCACGCCTCGGCCGGAATAGCTTCGGGTTATCTCGCCGCCTGTCTCCGTTACCGGATCCCACCCAGCCTGGACTTTATAGCTGCCAGTGAAATCATGCACCGCATCAGCCAGGTCGGTGTCAAAAGCCTCAGCAATTGCAGCCTGTAGCTCTTCTCGAATTCCCATCATCGATACACCCTGAAAGCGAGAGGATTACTGCGCCATGGCTTGAGCAACGCGAGAGCCAACTGGACGTCTTCAGGCAGCGAAGAATTGCCAAGCGACTGTGATGATGCGTAGCTCTTCGTTACCCTTATGCCGTCAGCATCAACCGTTTTGCTCGTCAGCGCGCCTGATTCAGTCTGCTGCTTGTACAGAACGCCAGCAGCAGATGCAGAGGCCAGAAACGCGCCCGCCTGCTTGACATCATCAGGAGTGACATCTGGTAATCCCTGCATGTTTAGCGCGGTCAGGTAGGCATTAGCCTGAAGCACCGCACGCGCTTTCTTATCTGCTGTCGTCCAGTCAGCACCCAGCAACTCATCCACGTCAGCGACGGTAATGTACGTTGTCATGTTCACTCCGTGCTAAATGGGGCCGAAGCCCCGTCGGTTACTCTTGCGGCTGCTGTGCGGCTTTAAGCTTCTCAAGCAGAGCTTCACGCGATGCATTGCCTTTGTACTCAACGCCAAGTTCATCAAGCTTTGTCTTGATATCAGTGGCGCTGAGGCTGTCGAGCGGGTCCGAGCTGTTATTGCCGCCCTCTGAAAGCTTTGCGTTAGCCGCGTCCAGTTGCTGCTGTAGCTCGTCATTGCGCGCCTGAAGTGCAACCATGTCGGCAGCAGTGGGTTGGACGCCAGACCCATTTCCGTGAGCACCTTCGTCATCAACAGGCGCGCGGGCATGATCAACACCACCTGTTTCACCCACGGTCTGCGGACCAACAGTGATTTGGCCGTCTTTCTCAGCAAAACCCCAACGAGCCTTCTGCTCTGGGTCGATTACATTGTCTTTTACGATGGTCATCACGAACTCCTGTAAAGCCCCGAGTTGGGGCTTATTTGATTAAGCTGAAACTTTAGAGGTCACAAACGCCAGTGGGATTTGCTTACGGCTAAACTTGCGGTCCCAGTTAGTTGCCAGAGCCAGGTCAGCCCAATTAGCAGAAACAGGACGAGAAGTGCCGGGCGTGCCAGTGATGGTGGTGCTGTTGAAGGAGTAACCGAGGGGATGCAGCACGAAGTTACGACGCGTCCACAACGTTTCTGCACCACCACCGTTACCACGGGCAGGCTCACGATCATATTCCATATCATCTTCGTCCTGCTCTTCGGCATAACCGATAGCTCCTGGGCCAAAGATAACAGAGAGATACTTCGCATCAGCACCGGTGCCGATTACAGGCAGGCCATCGTCGAGTACAACGATCATTTGCTGATATCGGCCAAACTCTGGCACCTGATCTGCGATTGGCGTGAAATCAATCAGGTTCAGGATTTGCAGCTCAGTGTAAACAGCGGAATGCATTGCAATTACGCTCAGCGCCTTGGTGCCGTTCGGTGTAATGATTTGGGGAGTGTAGTCACCCATTGTTGCGCGGGCGCGGATGATTGCTGCTGCAGTGATTGGGCCGCCTGCATCAACAACCATATCACCGGTTGCGGCAACGTTGTCGTTGTACAGACCTACGACTGTCGCGATAGCTCGACGCTGAGCCACACGCTGCCAGTAACTTGTCAGGCGGCTTGCAACAAACTCCAGCGGATCCTGATTGGTGATGTTCTTCACTAGGTTCATGGCGTTCCAGCCTTCGTTCAGGTATGCGGCGCGGGCCTGCATGCTTGAAGAGGTTACTGACAGTGGCACAGCAATGTCGGTGTAGACGTCATTCGAGTAGTTGCTCTCAATCGACGCATCCAGGTCAACCCACCATGGAATAGTGAAGGTGTTGGATGGTGACGCCAGCAGTGAAGACATATCACTGTTATTTACCAGAATACCTGACTGGAAAAATGCTGTCTTTTCAGCGGTATTAACCTGCATGTAGTCGCGCAGTTCGTCGCGGAAAACTACGTCAGAAAGAATGGTTGGCATTGCTTAAATCCTTATTTGGATGCCTCATGCGCTGCTTTTAGTCGCGCATGTTCGGCGGGGTTGTTTCGGCGAAGCTCTACGCGCTCCATGCCGGATAATTGCTCCCATGTTTTGGTAACCCGGTCACCACTCTTAGGCGCGGCCCCGCCGCCACCTGCCTGACTTCCGCGCACGAGGGATGCGTAACGCGGAGAGGTTTCGAACTCTTTCTGCAGGTCAGCGAGGGTGCTGACCGTGAGATTGCCTGACTCATCAGTGATGCGTACCAGCCCTTCTGCCACCTTCAGGCGGCGCGCAATGAACTCGGTAAGGATTTCGGCGTTAGAGCCATCTGCAATGGCCGTTGCGACGCGAGTAGCCGCAAGGTTGATGTCTCGCTGTTCAATGGAGCGGCGAAGCTCTGTGAGGCTGCTGCGCTCGCGCTCAAGCTCTGCTTGGGAGCTTTGGAAAAGCTGCTGATAATTGCCTTCCGCTGCCAGACGCTCTTCTTCTTTGCGACGAGCATCTTCTTCTGCTGCACGGCGACGCTCCTGCTCGGCTTTTTTCTCTGCCAGAAGCTCGTCACGCTGGCGTTTAAGGCCGCTGACGTCTTGCTGGGGGATGCCGTCTACCTGTAACAGATAGACCTCGCCCTGCTGCACATACAGCGCCTGTTTGGCTTCTTCGAGCTGAGCGAATTCCTCAGCGGTAAGCTGATATTTCAGAGTCATACATTCTCCTGAATGGATGTGTGCTGGCCCGGCCAGCAAATTAGAAGTAATTTATAGGTAAAGGTGATTAATGGGGGGTAAAAAAATCGTGTCATCAGGCCAATTAAGCAACGGACTTCTTACTCTTGCCGGAACTATTTTAGGCGCCGCCATAGCGGCACTCAGTGGTATTGGAGCAGCACAAATAACTAGTAAACAGGCCGCTGAAGCAGCAGATAAAGCTAACTTAATCCACTCACGTTCATCTTGTCTTCAATCGGCATCATTACAAGAGCAAAATCTTCGGTCCCACGCCTCAGTATTTTTGGGAAGCATTGGTGCCTTTCGCAATACGCTCTCACATCCTCAATTATATAAAAAAGAGGATTTCACAAAAAATATGGATTTGATAGTTGTGAACGGAATGGAAACAAGCGCTTTCACAAGCACGGCATTATCAGATTTGACTATCAGGTTGTCTGATAGCGCCCGAAAATTAACGGAAATGACCTCCAATACCTCTAATGAGGAATTAACGATTAATGCACTGCTGTATAATCAACTTACTGAAGCATGGTTAAAACAATATCGACTTGATTTGGATCAAATAAGTAAAGAGCGTAGTCAATGTGAGCTTAAATAAAGGCATGTGGCTCAAGCTCTTGTAACTGTTTGAGCGTATACTGCTGACCTGACTCGCTATCAACAAATCGCTCAATGCTCAGATCACCCTTACTGAATAGCTTGTAGCGTGCCGGACCGAGCACCTCTTTTTGAAATGATTCAGGCTGTCGTGCAAGCCATTCACCGTAACTGGTGTTGCTACTGACCTGCTCAACGCCGTCCTGCCCTTTTGACGGGCGCGTGCTACCGGGAATCTCTCGCTGATACTCTGGCTTGAGAACCGGCACGATTGAAGATCGGCATCCCCAATGAGCAGGAGGCTTTGGCCCATCCAGTGGATATACCTTCCTGTCACGAGCGCGGCATACCGGCGTTGTTCTGCTGTCGAGCGTTGCTATCCAGCGATGGCCCTCAAGTATGTCGTCATTCTGCTTCAGCGTTTCCGCTCGTGCAGACGAGGCAACGTGGTTAGTCATCGTCCTGACCAGTGAGCCGATCTGCTCCTCATGAGACACGCCCAGTGAGGTAAGGCGCCTGAAGATTTGCTTCTGCGTCTCACCGAGAGATGAGCCGATAGCGATTTCGCTGAGGATATCAGCCGTTTTCTTGCTGCCGAACTGCGCCAGCGCGCCGGTGATGTCGATAACCTGCCTGCCCTTGCCTACTGCAAGCTCCAGCGGGTCAGCCAGTACAGCAGCAGCAATCATTTCTGCCGATGGCTCAGCGAGGCGTACAGAGGCTTTGACGATTTGACCGAGCAGCTTGCTGTTAAAGGTGAATTCATATTGCGCAAACTCACCCAGGTCGAGCTTCTGCTGCTGTGAAAGCTCTCCGTAGATAGCGTTCAGGTCACTCCTGAGCGCTTCTATTTGCCGGTTGTATCGAGCAGTCGCATACTGGCTAAGCCCTTCGTTAACGGCCTCTTTAGCGCGCCTGATGGCCTTGCGGACGAGCTTAGCCGCCTTGCCAGCCAGACCTGAACCAAATCGCTGTACATAAACCTGATGGCGCGTGGCGGCGTCTGTGGTGTAACCGTCTGCGCTCATGGTTATTCCTCAGTGACTGAAACGGTCTCAGTAGTAACGGCATCGCCTTCAATTGCAGGCTCTTCAGCACGTTCTGCGTCAATGTCATCATCGTTGCGGTCAGCATCAATAATTGCCGCCTGGCGAAGGTTGGTGCGAAGGTCTGATTTAGCAATGAAGCCCTGCTGCCAGAGCTGGATTTGCGCGAGAATCATCTGCGCATCCATCGTCTCGTCAAAGAACTCCTGATTCAGCCAGAACACAGTATTGGTCATGTCAGCTTTGCCACTCATATACAACTGGGCGTCCAGAATGGCCCGTTTGAGAGCTTCACTGACGTTACCGGCAATCGTACCCAGCACACTGTTATCGCTGCTGTAACGGATGCGGGCTGCTTCTGCTGTCTCGTTCTGCCCTGACTGCTGCACAATGCGCGCACCAATCATCAGCATCTGGTTCTCTTTCTCCTGCATAAGCTTCAGAGCTAACTGACTTTCACTTGCCTGCAGCATGATTGCGTTGCCATCGGAGCCAAGGGAATAACCCCTTGTTGAGCCAATCTGGATTCCGCAAGGGTTCCATGACTCGAAAGATTGCTGGTCGATATTGGTCGTGAAGAAGAGTGTCGGCTGGCTACTGATGAATCCTGACTCCTCCACCGTGGCGCTGTTGCCATAGTGAAGCACGTTCACCTCAGCTAAATCTTCAAGGGGTGCCTTGTCAATGCGAGCGTCGTTGCTCTCAGCGCCAAAGAAGTAGAACGGGATGTGATCGAACCGGTTTCCATTGAAGTCAGTCGGGTATACGTCAAGCTGTGGAGATTCATACTGATCGTCTTCATGCCACATGCGGTGACGGTACACGCCGTCTTCCAGGGTCAGTGCGCGGTACTGCTTTTTGACGTCAAAGGTGAATTCATCGTTTTCAGCCTTGTTATAACACTCAGCGAAAACAACCAGTGTCAGCTTGCGCACACCATCAATCACGTCTTCTCGCCAGTTGATGATGCTCAGCGCTTCATAAAGATGAATGTGAGCAAATCGCCCTGCTGTCTGTGCGCGTGTGGGGCGGGTACCTTCCGGTGCATCACTGGTCGGGTAGTCCACGAAGAATCCACCGCGACCGGTATCGAGGTCTTCACCTACCGCCTCTTTTGAAAGCTGCTCAAGGCTGGTTCCGTCGCCGCTGGCGTTTTCGATGAGGTATTTAACCGAATCCGGCAAATCAACCTCAGCAGTTTTACGGAATACTGCGCCAACCAGCCCTTGTCTTGTGCGGCCGGTGATGTTAAGGAACATGGCGCGCTTAAGCAGTGCTTCGTAGCGCCCATTATTCTCTTCGCTGTTATTGGTTGGATCAGGCATCGGAAGGTAAAGAATGCCCTTATCCTTCACAGCCCTGCTTCCGGCCACACAGTCTTTGACAAGCTGCCATGACTTTGCGGCATCGCTGTATTCTGCTCTTGCGTGTGAAAAGTTAGCCATAGTCGCTTATCGTCTGAAGGTAACAGGAGCCGCTTTGAGGACGCTGCGTTTCTTCTGCGTCACGGCGAAATAACGGAAGCTGTCAGCTCCGTGTGATGTGTGGTCATGTAAAGGCTTGTCTTTCCAGCACCCGCGCTTGTCGTCCCACTCTTTGCGGTAACCTTCAAGTGCGATGATGCCGTCAGCACACTTGTGCTCGTCAAAGGCACACTTAGGGAGAATTTCACGCACCTGCTCTATGCCGTCATCGACGCCAAGCTTTGGCACCACCTGAAAGGTGATCGTGTATCTCACGCCATCAATTTCGTAGCCCTCTCGGGCCAGCTCACGGCGTGATTTCGCATCGGAGCCAAACTCACGGTTGTCGATGTCATGCGGCCCCCAGTGAGCGGCGTACTCATATCCTCTACCCTTCAGCACCTTCATGTAGTGCCGGAGGCCCTCGCCTGAGTTCTCGTAGTAGTCGATGACGTGATATTCCTCGCCAACGATGCGCACAAACCAGATGGCCGTGGAGTCGCCTACGCCGATATCCCAGAACGTGTGAACCGGCAGGTGTAAGTTGTCAGGCAGCGTGCCAATACGCTTCTGCTCGTATAGCTTGCGGAACTGCTTGGCGTAGTAAGCGCCCTCAACCGACTGCTGAAATGCCTCTGCCGGTATCGATGGATACTCGCGCTTCATGTCATCGCCGAGCGTTTTCTCTTTGGCGTAATACCAGGCTCTCTGACGCTCGTTTGTCACCACACCATGCTTCGTCTCAATGTCAGCGAAATAATCGCTCAGGCGCTGCGGGATTGGCTCTACGGGGTCGATTGCATACAGGGGATTCTTCCACCATGAGAAGAAGAAAAACTTCCAGTCTAACTGTGAGAGTTGCTTGCCCTGAATGAGCGCCTTTTCTGCCGACTGGCAGTAATCGAAGAAGTAACCCGCCCGGCCCTCCGCAGTGCTTTCAATCGTCGTGAAACAATCGCCTGAAACTGCCTCAAAAGCACCGGTAACAATCTCGCGGGCCTTGTCCGGGAACTTAGCGCATATCTTGCCGAACTCGGAAACATGCAGATAACGAAGCGTGCCACCACGGAAAGACGTACTGATATAGAGTGAACCGCCCTTACTGAATACCAACTCACCCGCTGCATCGTTGCTCGCAGGGTTGGCTGCCTTAATCTCATCCGGAAGGCGGTCATAGGCATATTTGATCTTCTCGCGAAAAAGGCGCTTGGCGTCATTGAGGGTGTGAGCTATCAGAGCGCATTTGGCTGCTTCGAACAAAGCGGCGTCGAGCTGGATGATGCAGACTTCGGTCGTGAAACCTAGCTGGCGAGCTTTCAGGATGATGTTGCGTGTATGCATGCCTTCGAAGTATTCGAGCTGCTCAGGCGTCATTTTAAAACGTACCGGCTTACCTTCTTTGTCAGTGATCCAGTAGAGGTGATTCAGGCGCCAGAGTTTGTCTCGCAGAAGCTTAAGGTGTTCTGGCTTCATGCTCACCCCTTAGCGAGATCGTCCATCAGGTCGGAAAGCGTGCCTACCACATCATGTTCTGTTTTAACTTGCTCACGGAATGCCTGTACCGTTACGTGCTTACCAAGTAATTCAAGATTCTTAACCTTATCTGGCCATTTTATTTTTTTCAGTAGGCCAGCAGCATCACCAGCAATTTCAGTGACATCAATTCCTGACAGGCTGGTACGCCAGACTTTGGGCCAGTCCATTACCGGCTTTAGTTCTCCATTGGCAAGTAGGATGTCCATAACATCCATTTCATCTATCTCAACTAAGCGACGTAACACATAAGCAGCATCAATATTAACTTGCTCGTTGCGTTGTGATTTCAGATCGGCGATTCTGCTCTGGACGTCAGGTTTTGTGAGGTTTTCATGCCCTGATGCACGGGCGGTCTTTTCGCTATACCCCGCCCGAATTGCCGCTTGCGTGGCATTCAAATCGATGAGGTACTCGCGACAGAACATTTCTTGTTTGTCGGTGAGTGCCATTTATAGACCCAAAGGAGAAGTTGAGTTATGGAATTCTGGGAAAACTATCTTATCGCGCACGTAGATTGTTCTGCTGAAACGGTGATTTTTGATGCCATCAAAGAATGCCAAATAAGTGGCCTTCTTAATGGCTGGGTTCTTGAAAATGAGCCCTATCAGCACATTAATTGGTGGCTATGCAAAGGAGAAGTTAAAGTCGGATTACAGCAAACTAGGGAAAATATTGCTATGACAAGCGTGGTTCTACCTTACACCTCTGAAGAAACGCTTGAACAAGCTAACGATGTTACCCGCGAGCTATTTATGCTTTTTAACAACACAAATCATATTTTAAACAGCACACTTTGAGATAACCTAATCATCGGGCGTACTCTCAAATGCGCCCGATGATGAAAGTCATTTCACTAATTAAACTGACTGCTTACTATTTTTTACTGTTCAAAAAATTGGTTCCCTAACTCCTTTCTGGCGCGCAATCAATCGGCGTTCAGCAATACTTACCACCTGATCATGATCAAACTTTTCATGCAAATAAAGTACGTTTTCAAACTCATAGCCTACAGGCTCAAAATAGCAGTCAACATCTTGCATTTGTACTTGTTTACATAGCCAATCACCATATGAAGTATTCCCATCGAACCAAAAAATCCCATGAGTCAATAACGCATCTATAGCTTGCTGCACCATACTAAAATCCTTCCAGAAGTTTTCTACTTTACAAATTTGTAAACTACATCATGTGATTTCATTAGTGAAATAATAATTCACTTAAATAAATTGTGTCACATACCCTTTTAGCCCTGCTAAGTGCTTTTCGGAGGCTTCGATTCGCTCTATGATGGTGAAATAATTCCGCTGATCGGTGTCAACAAGTCCAGAGACTCATGATTGTTACCTTCTAAGGCTGCTTTTCACTTCCGAGATTACCTGCTGCTGCATGCGATTAAGGTCAGCACGGTGACGTTGACCAGCCCCCAGTATTAGATACAACCTTCAGTTAGTAATGTCGGTGGGTTTTTCTTCATGTTTCCCGTTTCGCCAGCCTGCTGCAAATTC